GGCCTTTTTTAAAATTTTGTCTTGGGGCAGGGGCCCCCCCCCCCCCCCCCCTCATCACCTTCCGTGATTTCACATTCTTCCTCTTCAAAGAACGCCGTTTTTGGCGTTTGGAATTTCGGCGACGCTGAACTGTTCGTTTGGAAACCATTGTTTCCTTGAATAATAATTATATATACACCGTATATAATTATTTATACACGCGTATGCGCGCTCGTCTACGTCCGCCTCGCCTTCTTCCTATGATTGCGCACCCCTCCCACCCCGCCACTCGCTAAACTATGCGATTTATAGAATACCCGCGAATTGTCCGTGAATGTTCCAAACATTGAATACGGGTGACGCGGAAGCACTGTGAGTGTAACGGTGGTGAAGTGGTAACTCCCCGTATTCCGAATGGTGAGTGTATAAACACCGGGTTCAGTGGCGCGCGATGTCGCCATAATACCGGTGACATTGTTTACACCGATACCCCCATACGAAGCAGGAACGCCGTCCGCCACGCGATATAACGCATACGTCCGACCACCACCGCCAGTAATGATTCCGGGTGCGGCGGTTTGTGCGTCTCCAGAAACGACACTGGTCGCAAACGAACGCACCATCGCCGGCGGCGTCCCCGCGACCACTGTGTGCGCATAAGGCGTATATCCCATCGCGTAGATTTCGTAAGGTGTATTCGCGCCGGCGTAGACCCATTTCACCCCGATAGGTGCTGCCGCGGAGGCGGGGGTGCCCGTAAGCGCAGTATTTGCGGTGGTATTACTCCAACCGGTGCTTGCCGCATTGTTTGTCAAATAAACCGTGCCATCCACCACGCTTACATTTCCGGTAAGATTGCTGTATCCAGGTATAATATATCCAAATAGAACGTGGGTTGTAGCCCCCGTAACATAACAATTTGAGACCGTTTTGTCTGTATTATTCCCCCCTAGGTTTCCGAGAATACCTCCTGCGTCATTTGGTATGGCACCAACCGAATAACAATTGGTGATACCGACTACGCCGCACTCGCTTCCGATGATTCCACCGCCATAGTCGCCAATCGTGCCTCGGCTATAGCAGTCACTGATGGCGTGACCCGATGAACTGCCAGAATACCGCCCCGAAATACCTCCCGCATTTTGGTTCATATTTCCCGTAGAATAACAGTTCACGAAATTGGCGGCGCCCGTGGACTGGCCGGCGATGCCGCCACCGTAGGCTCCAATAACACCCGTAGACCAGCACGACTCACAACTCAACGCACCCGCAGTGGATGGCGAATCCGCACCGATGATACCGCCGCCGGCTTGACCGATAATCCCCGACGAAGAGCAACTCACGCATTTCACTGGGCCGGCGTATTGCCCAACGATTCCACCGCATCCAGCACCGGTATCGCCCGTGGAATGACAGTTCAGAAGAATCGCACTGGATGCGGCGGTCCCCTTCCCGAAATACGCTTGTGCTACCCAACCGCCCCCGTCTGCGAGTGTGCTGCCGCCTGATGCGCGGATTTCCAGATTCATCGCATAGACGTCGCCATACCCGTTTCCACCACTATTGCCGTTTTGAATGAGGCCCGGATAATCAGTTATACCGGAAATGGTGATAATGGGGCGAGTACCGTCGGGTTTCAGTGTTCTAGAACCGAATTGGATACCGTTTGACCCGCAGATGAAATAACCATTGGCGCCTCCTCCTACAGTTCCATCGATTGTAATATCCGTTATGAATTCAATGGTCAATAGGCCGAGAGGTTGGTCGGAATTTATAAATTCGGTAATGTATAAAAACATCTCGGTCCACGATACCATATCAGTACTATAATACAGTGGTTCACCGACTGCGGCTTGTCGTATATAAACGGTGGTTCCGCCGGGAAAGGAAATACCGGTGGGAATAACCCCCACAGCAAATCCCGTCTCACTCATTGGACCGAGTAGAAGTCGCGGTTCGGAGTCGGCGTCAGTTCCGACCGTTTCGTGGGATGTCCCCTCGGAAAATATATAACCGTAACCGCGGCGGATAGGGTACATCACGCCGTCTACGGCAAGGTCGCCGGCGCTATCTGTCAAATATACTAAATGTGTATGCGTAAAACTGGAAATACCCGTGTCGTGGTGTGCGGGTGTATCTCCTTTCACCCAACGCATTGGAATCGTGGTGTTGTGTGATAATTGGAGCCCCATACGCCCAAACAGTTCCGAACGAATCGCGGGTGTAAGTGGAACAGTAAATTTCTCGGACGCGGACGCGGTTTTTGCGTTAATCCGTGCTTTTGCGGCGACAACCTCCTGTCGCGATAGAATATAATCTATTGTCTCATTTGACAGAACATTGACGAATTGTCCTTCCATAATAAGAATAAGAATAAGAATAAGAATATAATATATACGAATATGAAAATATTATACAATTCCGGTTGAATTATTACGCCGTAGCATCCACCTTCACCCATGACGACGAGTCCGGGCACAAATCCCGTGTATCATGGGACGCGCCTGGACCGAACCACACGCTCGGGTAACATACCACCTTCCCCGGGTTCGCATTGAAATACGCACCCCACCAACTAAACGTGCTATTCGCGATGATATTGTGGTCGCATACGCTCATCAAAAGCAACTGCTGCCAATCCGCGATGGTGTCACGAACAAAATGAAACTGGATATCGTGTCCGTATGCGGGTCCGTGGATATCCGTTTCGAAGTGGTGTTTTAATTCCGCAATGTGCTTGAGAACGGCTTCCTTGTCGCGTTGTTCGTAGAATACGAGGAATGAATACGCCGAAGGTACCGAAGGCGCCGTTGAGGTCGCCGATGAGGCCGCCGATGAGGCCGAGGCGGTGGCAATAATATGTGAAATCGCGCGATAATAATAATCCACCGTCATCACCGGATGGAGGTGTGTGTATAATAGATAATCCCCAATGCGGAAATGCATGCTTACTAATTCACGGCGTGTTTGCGCTGGATTTCCACCCGAGTAATCACCGCTCCACGATTCGTTATCATAAAGTTGCTTTATCCATGTTTGTTGTTCCCGTAGTTGTAACATATCGCATATCTCTGCGTATTTATCTGCGAAATACCTCTCACTCTGAAAATAGCCGTGAAGACGCAGCGGTTTCGGGTATTTCACGGTTTCGGTGGGAAGGGCCGTATACTGAAACCCGATTTCATCCCATCGCGGCAAGGACTGAAACATTCTCTCAGTGGTATCATTGGACGGCGTAAGATATCGGAGTAACCCGCGCAATAATGTTGACCAATGCGTATAACGCTGGAATCCAATAGGACCCGCTAATTCGTCTTGCTGCATAAAAAAGAATGTGTCATTATTGCGAAGGGCTGCTGCGATGACTGCGAATATTTGGAAGAGTTGGTTCCCTAACCCGCCCATAATCGTGGCGGTTATCATTGTATTAACCAACAATACATAATCTATTCTTGTGTATTTAAGCCCGAATGTGTTCCTCATAACAGGAAGTCTCGGAATAAAAACCATAGAGTGTCTTCTTTTGTTTCGTTTATTTTTACAATACAAAAATCGGGGTTCGTGGTTCCGGTCGTTGTTCCATTCATTCCATTCATTGTTCCACTCGCCGTTCCACGTATCGTAAACACACAATGCGCGATGAGGTGTTGGTCGTCTTGAATCACCGCATTATTCGTAATATAAAGTTCAAGAATTTCTTGAAACCGGGAACACCACCACAATGCCTTTTCACGCCCGGCGATGTAAAATCCCCCGCTCAATATATGTGCGCGCGGGGGATATGATTCTCTCGGAATCCCGGTCTCGGGGTCGGCATTGTTAAAATACCGCGCGTGATAAGTATACCCAATATGTAACTCACTAGGCGATATATTACATCCATAATACACCTTATCTTTATGAAGTCGATTGATTATATTTGGATTCGGCCAGTGTTCGCGTATTCTCTCGCGATAAGCGCTCCCCAGCGATAATGTATCGCGAAAATAACCGACATCACACCACCCATAATATTCGGTGTCAAAGTATCGGTTTTCAATGGTCTCCCTTACAAAATGAGTCTTTTCGCACCACAGCAGATTGAGACGCCAATCCGCGAGTTCTGCGAGTTTACATTCAGGTCGCGCATTGTTTTCTATCCAAAATCTCTCGTATTTATAATTATGAAACTCTGAAAATGGTTTGAGGATGACCTTTATTTTTCGCTGTGTGTCCTTCTCCAGTTTTCGAACTTCATCGCAAACGACACTGTATTCGCGTTCGCCAGTATAAATAACCAGATAAAACCGGTTCACGACGCGAATAAAATCGCGAAACCAATTCAGATGTTTTTCGTAGCCGTGTCGGTTTTTCATACCGTACAAACACGAGCTAAATGTTATATTTATCATTCGTTGCTACGACTACGATACGCTATCATATACCTATGAAATAAATATTATATAAAAACGAAATAATACTCACTATATACATTACAATGCTTCGTACATTTTCCGATATAAAACACGCGGTGTACATCAATCTGGATTCGCGGCGTGACCGGCGCGAATTATTTGAAAAACAGTTCGCTGAGCTCCATCAGCGATACCCGCAGGATTTCGCCTTTGCGCCAGTTGCGCGTTTTTCGGCCGTCCGGGATGACAAGAACGGCGCGATTGGGTGTACCAAAAGCCACATTGAATGTCTTCGTATTGCGAAGAATAACGGTTGGGACCACGTTCTCATATTTGAAGATGATGCGTTGCTTATTCACCCCGAGGTATTAGTTCATCAAGTGTCGTCCTTTCTCTCGCGGTTTCGTGATGAATGGGACGTCGTATTGTTTTCCGGGAATAATTATCCGCCATTTAAAGTAGAAGCGCCCGACTGTTTTCGGGTTGCGAATTGCCAGACGACGGGCTGTTATCTTGTATGTAGTCGGTATTATGATACATTACTCCGTAATTTCGAAGAAGGGCTTGCGGGGCTCACTGCGAACCCCGGAAATGCGCCAGTCTATGCGTGTGACGCGTATTGGAAACAACTTCAACGCGCCGACCGATGGTATCTTATCACGCCTGTGTGTGTAATCCAGCGGGCGGGTTATAGCGATATAGAGAAACAGGAAGTGAATTACGAGAAATTGATGACGGACCTTGTTAAAAGGCCGCCGCCGCGAATGCGGATGTAGACTCTTGTCATCGTTGCTACGCGTCCGTTAAATACCGGTCTACGACCCACCACGCAAAATCCCGGTCGCTCGGGTAATGATGCCCTGCCATAATCCGAATATTCGCGCACTTGGTGGCGACATCCATAATCGCCTGGGTTTTGGCGGGAAATTTACGTGCGAGTATTTTCGCTAAATAATAGGTCTGGACTGCGTGCCCCGATGGGTATGCGGGAGTTGATGCGGAGTCTGACCGCAAAAGCGTTCCATTCGCCTCATTGATGATTTCTGGCGCGATTTGTGCGGGTCGGGCGCGATTATAGAACCATTTCATCATTTTCGTGATGAAAATGACACGGGTGTTTGTCATAATCCCGTCCATTTCCGTGATGGACATTTCGTCGGGTGTAATCACTGGTGTAAATGCGGCGGCGGGGTTCATATCTGTCATACGAAAAAATGCGACGTCACTCGGCATTCGCTTCATAATATATTCGGTGACGACGGTGTGGATTTCAGTGCGACTGTCTGGGAATGCTTTACCGACCCCAGATATCGTGACATTAAATGATGGATACCACCAATAATATCGCGTAGGTTGGACGAGGAGAACGATAATATACGTAATCGCTAAAGCCACGAAAATACGGAAACGGTCGGGGTCGCGTTCTATAATATTGTAATGATACGAATTGAATCGGTCGCGGAGTTCGGATACAGCGCCGCTTTCTTTTTTTGGCGGGGGGAATCCCACCCAGGACCGAAACTCATTGACTCCTGGTAGAACGACCATTGCGGTAATATATACTAGTTGAAGCATATATTACGGGGGAATGAAAGGAAGGAATGAATGGAATGAAATGGAATGTAATGGAAGGAATGGAATGAAATGGAATGTAATGGAAGGAATGAAAGGAATGAAATGGAATGGAAGGAATGAAAGGAATGGAATCACGCCTGATATTTAGACGCGGAGAGGGGTAGGGAATCCGACGAGGTTGGCACCGATACCGAAGCCGGCACCAGTCCTTGCGCTAACAGCCAAACTGGGAACATATGTATCCAGAATGCTGAAGGTGGCCGCAGCGGTGAGCGCAATGAGGGCAACCTCATCAAACGACAAACTGCGTTTGGGGATGGCGTAAGCAGCGATAGCCACCATAACACCCTCAACCAAATATTTAATGGTTCTCTTCACGAGTTCGCCTAAATCAAAAACTCCAGACATTATGTTTATTTATTATAAATAATGTCAAGAAATTAATATTTACAACAGTTATGCGTTAAATCACTTAAACAACTATAACATATTATATTATACATTCCATTCCATTCCATTCCATTCCATTTCGCGATGTCCACTCCTTCCGGCGTTGAACTGAAACACACTACTACCGGTGATGCCAATCCTAAATATATCGACTTGTTAGAGGAAGACAAGCCTATCGCAGGTCAGAAGTTCGCCTGTCTCTCGTTCGTTTCCCCAGAATCAATTTTGAAGCAGAAGGACCATTTCTTTTTTGAGAAGTTTCTTCATTACTGGGACTATCAAAAGTCAATGGAGAAGTTCGTCCAGTTTCTTAATTTCGTTTCATTTAAGCACCACGTCAATTTTGACAAATTGACCGCGGACTTTCAGGAGTTTGCTAAAGAAGAGAAGGAAACGCTTCAAAAGACGAACATCTATGATGAGTATAAGACCTTCCTAGACAAGCACGAAGATGACATTGATGCCGAATTCAACGAGAAGCACAACTTCCAGACAACTGTGCGCGGGTTGAAAGTGCGCGGGGTGTTCGGTTCACAGAAGGAGGCCGAGTTGCGTTGCCAGATGTTGCGCGAGGTGGACCCGAATCACGATGTATTCGTCGGACCTGTCGGTTTGTGGGTGCCCTTTCACCCTGACGCGTATAAGACTGGTCGGGTAGAGTATATGGAGGAGACATTGAATCAGCTGATGGTAGAGAAGAAGAAGAACGAAGACCAGGCTAAGACTGAGTTTGACAAGCGTGTCAAGGATACGAAGGCAAAGGCGATTCAAGAGAATATGAAGTTGGCGAAGGAGAGCGGGAATAAGTTGACGCAGATGTTGGCAAAGGACGGCGAGACATTGGTGGATGCGAAGCCGAAGGACCTCGAGAGCACGGGCAGTGCGGGCGGTGTGGGCGAGGGAGTTGGCGGCGGTATTTGGAATCACGTGGACGAGGCGGCGTCAGTGACGATGACCGTGGAAGAGATGCGCAATGAGCTGTTTGAGAGCGATGACGTCGTGATGGATAAGAATAGCGACCACGGGTTGTCGCGGTTGGCGAGTGCGGGAGCGAAGGACGTTGATTAGTATTTGAATATTCTAAATGAAAACAAAGGTCATTATTACTACTGAAGTAATAATAATGTCACATACGCTTTATCTACCATTTCTTGGTAAATGTAACATTGGCATTCCAGCCACTAGACTGGCTGTAGCCACCACCAAAACTAATAGATGAATTCTTTGCTTCAGCAGCAGCGACAGCAGAAAAATCGGTAGAAGACGCTGTCTTCGGTTTTGTAAATTGGAGAGTTTTCATTTGAGTTCGTTATAATAAAACATAAGATTATAATCCGGAGATTATAGTCCAAGATATTATAATGATATTATTACTAGTCGTGTGAATTCGTTACTTAGACGGATTGTGCGACACAGTAATAATAATCCTTGAAGACTGTTTTGTCTTTGACACTGCGGCTCATTTTGGCGGTGGAAATCTGTAGAGATTAATATGTAATTAAATTGATTAATATGTAATTAAATTGATTCAAAATTTTGTTATAAAATTTATATCATAAAGCAAAATGTGCAGCTCAAAACGATTATGCGATGATGAAGAATGTCAAACCTGCTTTGAAAAATCATTTGCTTCACACGAAAAATCAAAATATTGGAGCGACAAAAATGGTGATGTAAAACCAAGACAGGTTTTCAAATCTTCCGGACATAAATATTGGTGTGATTGTGATACTTGTGGTCATCAATTTGAAAGTGGCTTACACAGTATTACTAGAATGAACTCTTGGTGTCCTTATTGTGCGAATCCACCTCAAAAAATATGTAAAAATAAAGATTGTCAAACATGTTTTGACAAATCATTTGCTTCACACGAAAAATCAAAATATTGGAGTGAGAAAAATGGAGATGTAAAACCAAGACAGGTATTTAAATCTTCACACACAAAATATTGGTTTAATTGTGTTTGTGGTCATCAATTTGAAAGTATTTTAAAGAATATCACAGCACTAAATTCTTGGTGCCCTTATTGTACTAATCCACCTAAACAATTATGTGAAGATACAGATTGTCAAACCTGCTTTGAAAAATCATTTGCTTCACACGAAAAATCAAAATATTGGAGTGATAAAAACGGTCATGTAAAACCAAGACAAGTATTTAAATCATCACACACAAAATATTGGTTTGATTGTGATTGTGGTCATCAATTTGAAAGTGTTGTAAAGAGTATTACTTTACTAAATCCAACTTGGTGTCCTTATTGTGCTAATCAAAAAATATGTAAAAATAAAGATTGTCAAACATGTTTTGACAAATCATTTGCTTCACACGAAAGGTCGGAACAATGGAGTGAGAAAAATTGTGATATAATCCCAAGACAAGTGTTTAAATCTTCTAGTAATAAATATTGGTTTGATTGTAATTGTGGTCATCAATTTGAAAGTGTTGTAAGTCATATTACTTCACTTAGACCGTGTTGGTGTCCTTATTGTGCTAATCCACCTCAAAAATTATGTGAAGATAAAGATTGTCAAACCTGTTTTGACAAATCATTTGCTTCACATGAAAAGTCGAAATATTGGAGCGAGAAAAATGGCGATGTAAAACCAAGAGAAGTATTTAAATCAGCAAATACAAAATATTGGTTTGATAGTGATTGTGGTCATCAATTTAATTCTAATTTAAATAATATTACTGGACTAAATTCTTGGTGTCCAATTTGTGTAAATAAAACCGAAAAAAAAATATATGAACAACTATTACAGTCCTATCCAAATATCATTTCACAGTTTCGCGCGGATTGGTGTAAAAGTCAAATTACCAGTCGCATTCTTCCATTTGATTTCGTATTAGAAGAACAAAAGGTTATTATTGAATTAGATGGACGGCAACATTTCGTTCAAGTCAGGAATTGGAAAACACCGGAAGAACAATTTGAAAATGACCAATACAAAGAAAAATGCGCGAATGAAAATGGTTATTCTATAATAAGAATTATTCAAGAAGATGTATGGAATGATAGATATGATTGGTTGAATGAATTAACTCAAAATATTATTAAAATTACAAGTGAACATACAATACAAAATATTTATATGGACAAGAAAAACGAATACAAAAACTTTAATTAGTGTAGTAGAAAATAAAGCAAGATAAAATTGAAATAAATAGACTTGTGGATAACTGTTGTATGTAATACACTATCTTTACATTATGCCCGAGTTCACGCGTGATTTGGAGGTGTTGGTCTGTCATTTCAAGACACAAAAGGTCCAATTAACATTACATTTGGAGAAGAACTACCGAGAGAATATCCATTATATCAAGTATCCGGTCACAGCTGATGGTAAATTGAACAAACACGGCGGACATAACCGTATCGTATATATGCTTACGGAAGAAGCATTTGAGCTCTTCAAGAACTCATTTAATTTCAGAACCAAATACCTTGTTTTAGCGTCAGAGCAAATACAAGTTGTCAAATTCCCAATGTGCATCGAAGGTCAGACCATCGGGTTTATTGAAAATGCGTATAGTGGCGCTTGTGCCATGTCGCGTCAGTTTCAGATTGGACCGTATAGGGTAGACTTGTGCTTCACGCACAATAAAATCGTTGTAGAATGTGATGAATACGGACATAGCGACCGGTCAGAGACGGACGAGGCGGTGAGAGAAGAATACATTAATAAACGGGGTTACGTAATCATACGTTATAATCCAAACAAACCTGGATTTGACTTGTCGGATGTATTGAATGATATAAATATGAGATTGTTCTGAAGTTGCAGTGTTGATTTAAAAAATTAAAAACGGTTTTATAAAAGCGATGGGTAGAATATGGTCGCTTTTATAAATAAAAAGCAAGATTGCGAAAGCGATGTCTCGGATATCAGTTGCTTTCATATATTAAAAGCGGTTTTATGAAAGCAACGGCAAAAATGACGCTTGCTTTCATAAATGAAAAGCAAGAATTATGATTAAAATGCTAATTTCGGCAAATCGCTTGTCATTTTGGAGAACCACTCTCGCCAATTCGTTAGCGCTTTCCCATCACCACTTACTCTTCTTCACATTTATCTTCGGTCCCTTGCCACTTTTCGCCGCATTAGGGTCATACGACTGCTCTCCTTCGTCGTCAGAACCGAGATTCTTGGATATTTCCCAGAACTCCTTACTGCCGAGCTTGAATGGCCCGTGCTGTTGTGCCTTATACCAGAAGATTTGGTCCTGTAATTTGTTGGATTTCGCGTTGTTATTGATGACGAGACACTCGTAATTCTCGGTACACTGGTCCATCACCTGACAAAAGCTCTCAAACGTGGGGAACATACCAGCATAGTTGTCGTAGATTCGCTTACGATTCGCAATATATGGTTCACGGAGGATAAAAACGTAGTCGATATTCGTGCGGAGATTTGGAGGGATACCAAGGGGATATTGCATTGTGATGACTAACATGACCTTCCAGTGTCTACCGTTCATGAAGAGGAGGCGCATCATCACGTCCTTCGTCCATTTGTTATCATACAAACAGTCATCCAATACAACGAACGTCCTCGGGTCAATGGACGACTTCTTATACATATCCTGTTCTTTTTTGACCTGCTTTAAGACAGCCTTTTGGCGCTTTAGAATATTCTCAATGATGGCCGTATTATAAGCGTCATGGATGAACAGTTTTGGGACATGGGCCGCGAAGAATCCGTTGCCTGCTTCCGTCCCGGAGATGACTGTCCCGATGGGAATATCCTGATGATGAAACATCAAATCCTGAACGAGGAAACTTTTACCGGTATCACGACGTCCAATGAGAACGATGACTGGGCCTTTGTTTTCATCGGGGCGAAAACTGATGGCCTTCATCTCGAACTTTGCGAGTTCTAAATTCATAGTGATGATGTAGACGATTATAGTAATAAAAATGGCATATATTATTTTTATGACATTTTTACGAATGTACTGAATGGACTGAATGGACCACGCCCGTTTAAAATCAATATAAAACTTCTATTCATCAATCATATCAATAACTATTATACATTTAGGAACAATGACAGACAATGCGGCATCGGCATCGGCATCGGCGTTCCAACTTCATTACCGTAAACACAAATATACCCCTGATACAATAGAGTCCGCATTACTGTATGATATTCAAAATTATATACCGATATATTCGCGATTTTTTGATGTAAATGAAAGCAACTATAACGGAATCCAACTGAATCAAAAGTATTATTTACAGAATATCATCTCGCATCCGACGCAAATCATTGACGCCGACGCCGCCCACGCTGCCGACCACACCGACCGCGGTCATTCCCTAAACCATTTAGAAACGATTATTGCTGACGACGACGGAAATACCAACAACGTCCCAATGTTTGTCAAGTATTCTCCTCTTCTTGACCCTATCCGTTATTTATCCGGGAAATATGATACACAGAAGGATAACAAAACGCGCGCACTTCCCAAATACAATTCTACGCCCGAAACGTGTGATGATAAAATACTCAATACAAATAATTCGTCGTATGCTGACGGATTTTTCTCCTATTTGACGAGCCGCGCACTTCACGAACACGGAATCGTCC